GAGCCGCAGCTAAGACGGCGGCACAAGGAGCGAAGGACTTAGCGGCTCATGCTGCTCGGTCGATAACCAAAAGACCGGCCATCCTCACAAGGTATAGACCGAAATGAGCACGCCCCGTCACAACGACCTCGGGACCATCACCCCCTATGGGGACGGTTGGGCAAAGATCACCAACCTCTTGACGGAAACCGGGGACGTGACGACGGACGCGCTAGAGGCGGCATCAGCCGTTGCCTACGTTCTCGACGGGGTAATGGCAGGGATGTTCGTCGCATGGCCTATCGATGACCCGGATACGTTCGTCCAAGAGCTATATCAGGTGTGTTGACGTGCCATGAGCAGAAAGAAGGCCCCCAGTGGGCTCACGGATAAGCAGGAGGCTTTTGCCCAACACTACGCCATCCATGGGGATGCAATCGCAGCCTATAAGGCAGCAGGCTACACATGGGAGAACATGAAGCCGGAGACTTTGCGCGTGAAAGCGGCAGAAGTCGCGGCTAACGGTACAGTGGCGGTACGATTGGCCGAGTTGCAGAGCCGAGTTAAAGAGCGGGCTGAAAAACGCTTCGATATTACGGCGGATCGCATCCTCCAAGAGCTTGCCGCTATCGCCTTTGTTAACTTCATGGATTTTGTGGCGGTCAACCCGCAATCGGGTGAGGCCAAGGTTGATCTGCGCAAGATCGACCGGATGCAGGGCGCGGCCATCGGCACCTACAAGGTCAAGACCTACCCCGAAAAGGGCATGGATGGCGAGTTCGAGACCGTGAAGGAAGTCGAGTTCAAGCTACTCGACAAGCGGGCAGCCCTCGTTGATCTCGGCAAGCATGTGGGCCTGTTCAAAGAGAAGGTCCAACATGAGCACAAGTTTGTAGACGATGCAGCCACAGACTTTGACAGCCGCCTTGCTGGCCTCGTTGCCGGAGCGGCAGCGGCAAGCAATCCTCAACAGCTTAACTAGCGAGGATAAGGCCCGGCTTCGCTATCGGTGGAGCTTTTGGGCGCGGAAGGAACAGCTTCCCCCTGATGGGGATTGGCAGTTCTGGTCCTACATCGCCGGCCGTGGCGCTGGCAAAACCCGAACGGGCGCGGAGTTCGTCCGGGAGAAGGTCAAGGCGGGGTGCAAGCGCATTGCACTCGTGGCCCCAACCAATGATGACTTTCACAAGGTCATGGTCATGGGGGATAGCGGCATCATCGCCTGCTGCCCGCCATGGGACAAGCCTGAGTACAACGAAAACAAGAAGACGCTGACTTGGCCGAATGGGGCTCAAGCGTTTGGCTACTCGGCTGAAAAGCCTGCCCGCCTACGTGGTCCGCAGCACGACGCTGCATGGTGCGACGAGATCGCGGCTTGGCACGGCAAAAAGGATCGCAAGCCGGGAGACATATCGAGACGCCAGGAAACATGGGACATGCTCATGTTCGGCCTGCGGCTTGGCGACAATCCGCAATGCTTCGTGTCCACAACTCCGCTCCCTGTGGACGTGATCCGGGAGCTTGTCGAGAAGGGCATGAAGGAAGAGCCCGGCTATGTGCTGACCAGAGGCTCAACCTACGACAACCGGGCTAACCTCTCTCCTAAGTTCATGGCCAAGATCGTGGCCAAGTACGAGGGGACGCGGCTCGGCAAACAGGAACTCGAAGGGCAGCTACTCCTAGACGTTCCCGGCGCGCTGTGGACCTTTGAAATGGTTGCGGCGGCCCGGATGCCCAAAGGCAAACCCCTTCCAGATATGAGACGTGTAGTGGTCGCGGTTGACCCGTCTGGCGCATCCAGCTCTCAAGATCAAGGCGCCGATGACATCGGCATCGTGGTTTGCGGTGAGGGGGTGGACGGCGATTACTACGTGATCGAAGACGCCACCATGAAAGGTTCGCCCCGTGCATGGGCGGGGGCAGCGGTCAACGCCTACTACCGGCACAAGGCCGATAAGATCATCGCTGAAAAGAATTTCGGCGGCGCCATGGTCAAGCACACCATCGAAGGCGTGACCAAGAATGTGCGGGTTGAGGAAGTGACGGCAACCCGTGGCAAGGTGGTCCGGGCTGAGCCGATTGCGCTGCTCTACGAGAAGGGCCGCGTGCACCATGCGGAAGAGTTTCCGCAGCTTGAAGACCAGATGACCAAGATGACGCCGGGCGGCTACATCGGGGACGGGTCTCCCGACCGATTGGACGCCAATGTGTGGGCTTTGACTGAACTTAGCCAGGGCGACGTTGTGCAATACGTCGGGATGGTATGACATGGGCTTTCTGAACCGCCTGAAAACATCTCTCGGCTTCAAGGCTGCTGTCGCGGCACCTATCGAGGCACAGCGCATTGGGGGCTATGGGCTGTTCGTCCCGCAAGCCGGGCGCATCTCGCACCGTGAAGCTTGGGGGCTCTACAAGAGCGTTGGCACGTTCGCGAAGACTGTTGACCTCATTGCCGATCAGGTTGCCTCGTTGCAGCCCGTGGTCAAGATCAACGGGGAAATCGTCGATGATCCCCGCATCCTGTATCTGCTCAACAAGCCAGGCCTCAACCGCACCCGCCGCCGCTTCATCAAGGAAGTAGCTGTGCAGTACCTTTCGACCGGCACGGCCTACATTCACGCCATGGGGAACTTCAAGGCCATCCCTGTTGCCCTGGACGTGTTCAAGACCAAGGACAGCACATCACTAGAGGATGCTGACGGATGGCCTCTCGCGGTCGAAATCCACGAGGGCCGCCAGTCCTTCCGGTTCGAACGCACACCATCCCCCGGCGCCAACTTCCGATATTTCAACGGCCCGTTTGGCGAGTGCATCGCCGTCTATGACATGGATGGGGATACCAAGGGCATCGGCCTTCCCCGGCTCCAAGCCGTGCAAGACGACGTAAACCTCAAGATGCAGGGCTTGATGCACAACCGGGCCTTGCTCGGGAATGGTGCACGGCTCTCCGGCGCTCTCACGTTCAAGAACAGCTTGACCCCGGACACCAAGGCAGACATTCGCCGCGATCTACAATCGTCCATGTCGGGCGCTGCGAACGCTGGCAAGGTCGCCATCTTTGGAGGTGGTGAGGCCGAGTTCGTCAACATGATGCAGTCCAACCGCGATATGGACTGGATCAACCTCATGAAGGTGGTCGATACCGCGATTGTAGACCGCTACAACGTCCCCTCAACCCTGTTCACGGCGGACGCTCAGACCTACAACAACTACAAGCAGGCATGGCAGGTGCTCTACGACAACGCCGTGCTACCTGCCTTCGAGGTCATCTACTCGGCCATCGCCCGCACGCTTTCGGAGCGCATCGGGGCGGAGGTCGAGATCGTGCACGACGTGCTGACAAACAACATCCTTGCCGACCTTGCCGCCGAACGGGCCAAGGGTCTGCTCTCGGCTCAGATGATCACGGTCAACGAGGCCCGCGACATGATCGGCATGGAGCCGCTGGTTGGGGGCGATAATGTCATGGGTCCGGCTGGGCTGGTCCCGCAGTTCGAGGACATCTTTACGGAATACGGGATCGAAATGAACCCGCCCGATAAACAGCCTGTCGATGACCCCGCAAAATCGTCTCGCCTTAAAATTGCGGCTTGAGCGGGCGCTCGTTGCGGACCTGACCCTATTCGCCAAGCTCTATCTGGACGCATGGGCTGAGACCAAGACACGAGGCGGTATTCTTCCCCGCATGACGTGGGTAGACAAGGCCTCAGAAGTACTAGTCCAGCATTACGTCCGGGTGATCCGCTCGATTGAAGACGGACGGATATTCGAGACATCGGAACGACTGGAGCAAGTGACTAGTCCGGACGTGTCCGCCAAGCTCTACGACAAGGCCCGATTGCAGGGTCAGTTGATCGTGGATCGGATCGACGCCGATCTGGCACAGTTCGAAGTCGAGGCGCCGGCCAATCAGCAATCGGTGCGGATGAAGGCGACGGCATTCGACCTTGAACTCAAAAAGCGCTCGGGATGGTCCGTCGTGGTCATCTCGTCGCTGAAACAGACATGGGCCAAGCTCAAGACCCGCATTCCGGTCTGGTCGAACATCAACACGCAGGACGTGGCAGAGGAAGCCGTGCCACGGGCGACAATCGTCCCGGAAGATCAAGCGGAGACGGTCGTCAAGCGCTGGATCACAATGCAGGATGAGAAGGTCCGGGCGGCACATGCTGCGGCCCATGGCCAGACCGTGAGAGTGGACGAGCCTTTCACGGTTGGGGGCGAACGGCTTCGCCACCCTGGAGACACGGGGCTAGGGGCATCGCTCGGGAATGTCATTAACTGCCGGTGTGTTGCCGAATACGGCGTCATGCGTGACGGCCAGTTTGTTTCGTTCGACGTGACCACGGCACGGGGTGAAGCCCGCGCCCCTCGCAGGCCCGGAACAAAGCCCGGCAGCGCTGCACCTCGACTGCCTACTCAGTCCTTCACGTTCGGCTATGGCAAGGGGCCATGGCGTGGGCGTGTCGTGCTCACGAATGGGGAGAGTGCCAATTACACGGTTCGCGATGGGGGCATCACGATCCGCGTCGGCAGGCAGGCCATCGCATCGGCCCGCGTTACCCGCGATACGTTTGGAAAATGGACATTGGGGGATGTCTCGATTGCTGCCGGCAGAACGGATGCCGCGCAACTGCAAACCCTGCTCAGACAATCCGTCGAATGGTCTAACCGGCTGAAACGGCCCTAGGGACACGAAACACCATGAACCGCATGTCAACCGCCCTGGAAGTGAAGCAACTTTCCGAAGGGCAGGATAGCTATACCGTGTCGGGGTACGCCAGCATCTTTGGCAACAAAGACCTCGATAACGACATCATCGAAAAGGGCGCCTTCACGGATACGCTCAAGGCGCGTGAACCGCTGCTGCTCTACGGCCACGATATGGGCTCACCCCCGATTGGCAAGATCACTGAAGTCTATGAAGACGCCAAGGGGCTGGCCTTCGTCGCCACGCTGCCCAAGGACGATGAGTTCGTGAAGGGCCGCATTGCCCCTCAGTTGAAGATCGGCGCCATCAAGGGCGTGTCCATCGGGTTCCGGATCAAGGACCGTGAGCACCGCAAGGACGGTGTTCGGGTGATCAAGACGGCCGAACTCTACGAGATCAGCATCGTCAACATCCCGGCCAACCCTCTTGCCTCTGTGACGGCCTTCAAATCGCTCGGGGTTCAAGAGTATGCTGACCTCCCTCTTGCAGATCGCGGGCGCAAGTTCGACGAACAAGAGGCTATCGAGCGTGTCAAAAAATTCGCTTGCGTGGATACGGAAAGCAACAATTCGTTCAAGCAGGCGTTCCTTTATGTGGACCCGGATAATTCGGACGATCCGTCAAGTCATAAGTTTCTCATCGCGGATGTGATTGACGGTAGACTGACCGCGATCCCATCGGCTATCTACAAGGCCGCAACGGCATTGATCCGGTGCAAGTCGTCTGAGATCAACTCGGACATTCGGGAGGCCATCCAGAGCAATCTGGACCGCTA